TTCTGAAAAGGATGCTCTGTTTGCCCATTTCTCATTGCCATGCTTACCTTCACGGTAGGCTCTGACAGAGGCTACAATGTTATCAACTTCTGTTTTAAACCCTTCGGGATCTTTTATGGTGACGCTCTCAATGATGTCAATAAAGGTATTCATTTTCCCAAAGCTCATAACTACACCTTCCAATCCCGATCAAGCCTCAGCAGGAGATTGACTGTATTCCATACCTGTTGCCCAGCCTGAACATTATCTGAAAAGAAGCCACCGGTGCTGCCGTCCCTGGATTCATAAAAGTGGGACGACAGCATAATGATGGCTTGCTGTGTGGTGGCTGGCATAACTGCTTCCACGTAGTGGTTCTCAGGAAGATGCTGATAACTTTCTGCATACCTCGTGGCGGCGTTGATGTACATCTCAAGGAGTTCATCATCAGCCGAGTGATCAATAATAAGATTTGCTTTTACTTTTTCCAGCAGTGTCATACCGCCACCATCCTTTCATTAGTCTGAAATCATAAGCCCTGCAGTCTTAAGTTTGGTGAGGAGGGCATTAAAATCCGTAACCAAATCTTCTATAGTGGCTGCAGTGCTTGCAGCTTGGTTATCAAGAACGGGGAGGCCAGTAACGACCGCCCCATCCTTGATTTCAAGAGTTCCACCAATAACGGTTTTTTCACCGCCCTGTTCGGTATAATTCTTTGTGTTATAACTCATAGGACACCTCCATTACGCTTTCTGCTGAAGCACTTTGATGGCTTCAGGAAGAATCAGTTTTCCATCCACACGCTGAGTAGCTACAAAACCTACCTGGCCAGTAGCTGCATAGAGCTCATTAAGTCTCTTGAATACTCTGCCTTGACGATCCGCTACCCAGTAGTAACCAAAGTCACCGAAGATGATGGACTTTGCAGATGCAGCAATGGTAGGAACGTAGGATGAAGTGTAAACAGGTCTATTCAGAATGGTATCTGGTGTTCCAGCCTGAAGTGAAGGCTGCCAGATATACTGACCCTGACCATCTTTCAGCTTCCTAATTGCCTTAATGGTGGCATCGTTCATAACGAACACGGACTTGTTTCTGTAAGGAGACTTTAGAGAGTAGAAAAGGTCCAAAACCTCATCAATTGTAATAGCTGTAGCACTTGCAGCGGTTACACCGATTTGTGCTCCACCAGTGGCGGCAAGGATACCCGTAGGCTTACCAGAACCATCTCCAGTAAAGAAGGCATCTTCTTCCTTGTTACCGATACGTCTTGCAAACTCTCTTGCGATATAGTTTTCAAGATTAAAGACGCTGTCATTTAGAAGCTCTTCAGATACCTTGATCATGGTACCTAGCTTGTAAGCGCCGATGGAAACCTGACCAAAGCTATCATCACTTTCAGGAATTGCACCTTCTTCATCAATCCAAGAAGCGGTACCTTTGGATGCCACAACGGGAATCTTACGATCTCCTGAAGAAGTGGAGATGACGTTGGCCAGCTTTCTGAAGATATTCTCTTCATCCAGGGCTTCAATAAGAGTACGCTCAAATTCATCCGGTACAAGGTAACCACCTTCAGTGTCAGTTCCAATCTGTAGTGCGTTTTTAATCACTGGATCAAGCCCTTCACCAGAACGAGTACGCATGGCATTCCAGAAAGCTTTCTGGTATTCTGCAGAAGCTCTACCGCCTTTGGATTCCATGCCTTGGAAGATAGGCTTTCCGGTAAGTGGCGTGTTAAGTGGCTTTGAAAGCTCACGATCCAGTGCTTCCTGCTTTTCAAGTCGGTCGATTTCCTTACCAAGGGCAACCACATCTGCTTCCATTTTTTCATAGGTTGCAGTGTCTTCAGCAGATACTATTCCATCTGTACCTCTTTTGGTGTCCAGGAATGCTTTAGCAGCTTCCCAGGATTTTGCTCTTTTTTCACGTAGTTCAAGAATTTTATTCATAGTGTTTTCCTCCTAAAATTTAGTGCCCAATCAACGAAAGCCGCTTCTCAAGCGACTCAATTGGGGTACCAGTATTCTCTTTTGCTAGTTTGGGTTTTACCTTATCCAGCAGTGAGTTGGTAACAGCTCTGCGGCTAAAGGCATAGGTGAAATCCTCAGTCTGATTTCTTTTCTTTTCATCCTCCAAGATGCCATCAGCAAAACCAAGTTCGATGGCCTTCTTTGCATTGAGCCAGGTTTCTGCATCCATAAGATGGGAGAGCTTTGTCCTTGATTGACCTGTCTTGATTTCGTAGGCATTGATGATGCTCTCTTTAACTTCAGAAAGCATAGCGATGGCTTTTTTCATTTCCTCGCTGTCCCCAATGGCCACTGTAAGGGGGTTATGGACCATCATGAGGGCAGTTGGTGCCATAAGCACCGTTGTCCCCGCCATGGCGATGACTGAGGCGGCTGAGGCTGCAATACCGTCAATCTTTACGGTAACAGTGCCTTTGTAATCCATCAGCATGGCGTAAATCTGACTAGCAGCAATGCAATCACCTCCTGGAGAATTGAGCCAAATAACAATGTCACCCTCACCGGCAGTAAGCTCTGCTTTAAATGCCTTAGGGGTGACGTCATCATCAAACCATGAATCTTCGGCAATAACGCCGTCTAGATAAAGTGTTCGGACACCAGTGTTTTCATCTCGTGCCCAGTTCCAAAACTTCTTCATTAAGGTTCCTCCGTTTCTTTAATATTTGCGAACGCGCCTGCGTCCTGTAATTTAGTCATGGCGCCGTTGATGAGGTAGAGGTCGCCACCTAATGACTCTGGAATTCTATCCAGATTTTCAAGCTCTCTGATATCATTGGCGCTCATCCAACCGTTTTGACGTGCCGTTGCATAACCACTCATTCGACTTACATAATCACCACGAAGAAGTCCATCCACATTGAACTTGATAAATACATTAGGTTTTTCACTTTCCATGAGTAGAGCTCTGCACATGGACTGTTCCCAGCGGACCACCCAAGGGTCGAGGGTGTATTTTACAAACTCCAGTGATTGCTGCTCAATGTTGCTAAAGGATGACTTCTCAAGATCAGCCAGCATATGAGGTGGGACCCTAAAGATACGAGCGATCTCATTGATCTGAAACTTTCTGGTTTCAAGAAATTGTGCCTGTTCTGGTGATATCCCTATAGGCTGATACTTCATACCTTCCTCAAGGACAGCCACCCGGTGGGCATTGCCACTTCCTTGATAAGCAGCATTCCAGGATTCTTTAATCTTCTGAGGGTCCTTGATGGCACCTGGGTGTTCTAACACACCACCAGGTGAAGCACCATTAGCAAAAAACTTAGCTCCGTATTCTTCGGTAGCAATGGCAAGTCCCACGGCATTTTTCGCCATAGCAATGGGTGAATATCCTACCAGCCCATCAAAGCCAAGTCCTGGTATATGAAGGACGTCTGATGGTGATAGATACACCTGATGTTCTCTACCAAGAGAAGGGACATCCTCATTGCCACGTTGATACATATAGAAAAGCCGACCACTTGAATCGCGATCGACAGTCATTTTGTTTGGCATTAATGGGTAGAGGGAAATCACTTCACCTCTTGCATTTCGAATAATCTGAGCATAGGCATTTCCCCATAATAAAAGATGACTCATCAGCGTCTCTCTAAACGCAAAAGAAGTCATCTCAGGATTTGGTTCATCATGAAGAAGCTTGTATAAAGGGTGTTTTAGGTTTTTCTCCTTACCGCCTGAATCATTGTATTTGTAAACATGAAGCGGTAGACCAGCTAGAGTCTCAGATAAGATTCTCACACAGCTATACACTGCTGTCATCTGCATGGCGGTTTGTTCATTGACTGGTTTTCCAGCGCTGGTGCTTCCAAAAAAGAAGCTGTAGCGGCTGCCACCAAGAGCGTCTTTAGGCTTGTCTCTAGCCTTGAATATTCCTTGCAGTATTCCCATGGGCATCAACCTCCTTTCCTAAAATACGAGTAGTCCTCGATCATCATAGACAGAATTACCAGTTTCTCCACCACATCGAATCGCTCTATCAAGAGCCATGATTGTGGCAACAGCACCGTCAATCTTCTCTGTGGATTTCTCTTTGTCTGCTTTGATATTGCCAGCAGGATCGGTTCTAATAAAAATGTTATCCATCATCCAGCGGAGAACAGGGTGACCACCGTGAGCGATTTTTTCTTCCAAAGTCAGCTTCATTAATTCTTTTGTTGGCGGTGACATGTCTTTAAATCCCTGACCAAAAGGGACAACGGTGAATCCTAAATTCTCTAAGTTCTGTGTCATCTGAACTGCTCCCCAGCGGTCAAAGGCAATCTCACGGATGTTATATTTCATTCCAAGTTCCTCAATGAATGTCTCAATGAATCCGTAGTGGACTACGTTACCTTCTGTGGTAAAAAGGAAGCCTTGTTTTTCCCACACATCATAATTGACGTGATCCCGTCTAACCCTAAGATCAATGCTGTCTTCCGGTATCCAGAAGTAAGGGAGTATTACATACTTATCATCTTCATCCAGTGGAGGGAAGACAAGTACAAAGGCTGTTATGTCTGTGGATGAAGAAAGATCCAGCCCACCATAGCAAACGCGACCTTTGAGTGTTTCTGGATTAACCGGAAAAGCACAGGCATCCCATTTATCCATAGGCATCCATCGAATAGCCTGCTTAACCCACTGGTTAAGTCGTAGTTGCCTGAAGCTGTTTTCTTCAGCGGGGTTTTGTCTAGCAGACTCATAAGCCATTTTTACTTTATCCATGCTGACAGTTATACCAAGGGATGGATTTGCTTTCTTCCATACCTTTGGGTCGGACCAGTCATCTTCAAGATCTGCACCATAAATCACTGGATAGAAGGTAGGGTCATTCTTTCTTCCTGCCATAATATCTAGTGCTTTTTGATGAACCTCCCAGCAGATGCTATTTTGATTATCACCTGCGGTAGTGATTAGAAAGTATAGAGGCTGCATCCTGGCATCACCACTACCTTTGGTCATAACATCATAGAGTTTTCGGTTTGGTTGTGTGTGGAGCTCATCAAAGACAACGCCATGGGTGTTAAAGCCGTGTTTGTTTCCAACATCTGCTGAAAGCACTTGATAGATGCTTCCAGTAGGTTGGTAGATAAGTCTTTTCTGTGAGTCCAGAATCTTAACCCGCTTGGATAAGGCTGGGCACATACGTACCATATCAGCAGCCACATTAAAAACGATGGAGGCTTGGTTACGATCTGCAGCACAGCCATAAACCTCAGCACGTTCTTCGTTATCCCCACAGGTTAAGAGCAGGGCAACAGCCGCCGCAAGCTCACTTTTTCCCATCTTCTTTGGAATCTCTACATACGCTGTATTAAATTGACGATAGCCATTTGGTTTGATGGTTCCAAATAAATCCCGGATGATTTGTTCTTGCCAATCTATCAATTCAAAGGGCTTCCCTGCCCAGGTTCCTTTGGTGTGGGAGAGGCATTCAATAAAACCAACTGCATAGTCCGCCATCTCCTTGCTGTAATGGGAATCCTTCGCCATGTAAGTGGTTGGTTTATACTTCTTTAGTTTTCGGATATGCGGACACCTCCTTTAAAAAGACATAAAAAATAGACCCTAAGGTCTTCTGTAACGAGGAAAAGAGCTATGCAGCCCAATTCCGTTATGCGTTTTTCTCTTGTTGTTAATTGTATTTCTTCATCAAAACTTCAAGTGCAGCCTTTGCATTTTCATCGATGGGTTCAATGTCCCAGCCTCTATCAAAGTTTGCAATGATCTGGCCATCTCGCTTTAGCATCAGTTTTGAAATTCTACCTTCATCAATGCCGTAAGGGGAGCCTAAGTCAAAGCTTTTGATCCAGTAATGTATGGTTCTGTTCTCGACTTCGATTTTACCTTCTCTCCACATGGTCTAACCCCCTTAAATCCTAACCAAGATCGCTGGTAGAATTTGCTTTTCGCCGGTCTGCCAGTCGGTGTAGCTTGTCTTAACCTTGGTAAGTCCGTCCATCTTGCAGCCGTGCTTTTCAAATTCGGCTAAGGTTGAAATCAGCCCTGAAAAGGTGCTAGAAATGGTGATGTGGTCAATTCCGTAGGCTTTGCAGGCTTTAACAATGGGTTCGATGTCGTAATCCCAAATGACCTCGGAAAAGTCGATGGTGTCGTTTCCCGCTTCCTTGCTTCTTTCATAGGCCCAGTACATGGTGCTGTTGATTCCAGACTCCTTAAAATTTGCGCCGGTTGCTTTGGCCTCTTCAAACACTTTGATTTCTTTCATGTTCTCATCCTCCATTTAGTGTGGTTTTGTTTTGGTATTACATATATCACTCTAAACGAGAATAATAGCAAGTCATTTCTGTAGTAATAGAGCAAGTTTCTGGCCTGAAGACTAGTCTTCAATCCCACAGTAGCGTGGATAGTCGTAGCCTTCAGGATTGGTGAGTATCTTTTCACCGGTGTCTTTGTTAATGACCCTAATACACCTAAGCTCACCTTTTTCGTTAGTGCCGCCATCCGACTTCTTGATCCAGGGCTGGTCCTCTAGAAAATCACTGGTGAACTTCTTAAACTCTGAATCACTAAGCTCCACTTCTCGAATCACAGTGTAATCAGAACCAATGACGCCATCTTCTTTTGCCTCTTCAGTTGCTTCTTTTAGTTCCTTAAGGTTGTAGAACTTTCGACCAAATAGTGCCTTCATTGCTATGCCTCCTCCCTGGATTTTTCATCGATTACCTTGCAGGAATCAATGCCGTAAACCACATTCAAGCTGCTGCCGTTATCCCACTTAACCATGATGGAGCCTGTGTCATCCACGCCCCACACGGTGCCTTTTGTGCCTGTTGGTGGTGCTTGCACATCATCCATCCAAAGGAGCTGAACCCTGGCGCCAGCGGGGTACTGCTTGCGTAGGTGGGCCAGTCTTTCTTTACTGATCGGTTTCATTTGGAGCACCTCCTTTGAAGGCACTGCTTCCCGAGAGGTTCTGAAGAAGAATCTTTCTATGGGCTTTGAATTCCTCTCCGATAAATCCGAGGCGAAGAAGGAAGCACCTAAATGCGTACTTTTCATTATCGACTTCTTTCTCTTTTACAGTAATTCTCTTTTGGGTTTTCGCCATCTCACACAGCTTTGTAATGAACTGGGAGTAGGCTTTTATCTCGTCAGGGTTTGGCAGTTTTGAAAACCAAGGGAAGCTAATGCGTTCTTCATCGGCTTCAATGGGAAGGGCATCCACACCCAGTGCTTTCTTGATGAGACTCCCTTTTGCTTCTAGTAGTTTGGCTAGCTTCTCTAGGTCTTCGTCGGAGAGGGAGTCTTTTGGTATCTGGATGATGAGTCCGGTTTCCTCGGGTTCCGCTTCAGCAGGAGCTGGTTCATCTACCTCAGCTTCAAACCCTGCATCTAAAAGCTTTTTCATCAGCGTCTTGATATCGTCCTGAGCCACTTCGGTGTCAAAGGTTAGCTCTCCGTCTTTTCCGATGTGGTAAGGTCCGACCTGGTAAGCGCAGGATGGAACCCCAAGGTATTTTGAAGGAACCTCTGTGATTTCGCTGATGAGCTTCACCAGCTTTTTACGTTCGTTACCGGTTACGTTGTAATTGATTTTCATGGTTTTGACCTCCCTGTTTTTTTTGCTTACTACATATATCACTCTAAGTGATGTTAATAGCAAGTCTATCTTTCGATAGTTGTGTTATTTATTTTCAGGGAGGTCGCTGTAGCGGTATTCTTTGCCGCCACGCAGAAGATAAACGTCGTCTGAAGACTGTGCTCCAGAAATAAACCTTTCGACTATGACGTCACAGAACTTCTCATCGAGCTCAATGGTGTGACAAATTCGCTGGGTCTGATCGCAAGCAATGAGCGTGCTGCCAGAGCCACCAAAGGGATCCAGGACGATGCAGTTGCTGAGACTTGAATTAAGAATTGGATGGGCCACAAGAGCTACTGGCTTCATTGTTGGATGAGAGCCATTCTTCTTAGGTTTTTCAAATTCCCAGATGGTGGTTTGTTTTCTATCAGCGTACCAGTTATGCTTCCCTTTTTTCTTCCATCCAAAGAGCACCGGTTCATGCTGCCACTGGTAAGGAGACCTACCAAGGACCAGGGATTGTTTTTTCCAAATGCAGGTGCCGGAGAGATAGAAGCCAGCTTCGGCAAATGCCCTTCTAAAATTCAAACCTTCCGTATCTGCATGGAAAACATAGATAGAGGAGTCCTGCGTCATCACGGCTTCCGTATTGGTAAAGGCCGCCAGTAGGAACTCATAGAAGGCAGAATCACCCATGTTGTCATTCTTAA